CGAACGATGCGGTCGACGTTCGGCCCAAATGCGCGGACCATCAGCGGTCACCGAGCAGGCTCGCCCGTCCGGTGCGCGCTTGTTGCGACATCGGCGATGCTCGTCCCTGCATCGCCCTGGTCTCCGGTGGTGGGAGGCCCGGGCCTGCGGGGATTGCGTCGACGGCTCCCAGCTCGTCCAGGGCGCCGGCGCGTGCCTCGGGTGAGCCGGTGTCCTCGGGAGGTTCCCCGGCGAGCTGACGGCGAATTGTGGCGCGATTGATGAGCATGGTTCAGTCCGACCTTCCTGCTCCGATTGCGCTGGCCTTCACCTTGAGAAACCGACGGGGGGTCTCATGGGTGATGAGGTACAGGTATCCGTCCGCGTCCGGTGTGCCTGTTCCGCTAGGCAGCAACCTGAACTCGGCCGCAGTGATTTCCTTGGCGCTGGCCTTGTTGCCCTCGACGTACTCGTCGGCCTTGTCGGGGAGAATGACCGACTGAAGTTCTTGGTCCTGCTTGCGCTCGCCTGCGGTCTGCCCGGCAATCCTGCCGTCGCCGTTGTAGTCGGTGTCGGCCGCGTCTTCGAGGTCATCGAGGGCTGCGCGCCGCTGGATGTCGGTGAACTTCGCATCCTCGGCGGCCTGGATGTCGGTGAACTTCGCATCCTCGGCGGCCTGGTCGAACTCCTGCATGGTGAGCACCTTCGTCCGCGCCTGTTGCCGGGCAAGGTCGCCCTCGGCCGCCGATGCAGCACCCGACAACCCGAGGCCACCGAGACCGGCGCGTGAGCGCTGGTCCATCGCGGCCTGGGCGTTGCGCGCGTCGATTTCCTGCGCCGCCGCTTGCCGTGCGCGCGCCAGCTCGTCCATGCCGTCGTCGCCCTTTGCGGCGAGCCCGGCTTCCATCTGCTTGTCTCGCGCGTCCTTGTCGCTGGCCTTCCCACTGGTGTACTGCACGCCCCCGCCCTGCCCCGCCGCCTCGGCCTGCGCGGCCTGGGCCTGCTCGTCGGCCCGCCGGCGCTCGTCCTCCCGCTTGTCGCTGCGAGCCCCGTCGATAGCTTTCGCTGGCTGCGTCGCACCCACCGGCCGCTCGGTGCTGGGCTTTGCGGGCATCCTCGATGCCGCCAGCCCGTCGAGGTCGTCGAAGGGACGCATCTGTGGGGGGAGCTTCGGTGGTTGTCGTCGAGTGTCAGGGCGAGGGATGGCCATGTGATGCGCTCCGGTTGGTGATGATGGTCGACAAGGCGCCGTTCAGTGGACGTGCTGCGAGTTGACGCCCCACGAGGAAGCTGCGGCGCTCGCGACGATGTAGAGCTCCGTGGTTGAGTTCATGATGAACTCGTCGAACTGTCCGCCGAGCACATGGCGTCCGCCGCTGGCGGAGAACGTCGCGTCAAACGTCGGGGCAGCTGCACCCCGGGGGACAATCTTGGTCGCCAGCACCACCCCCGCCGCGTTTGGGTTCACAACGCGCACCAAAACGTATGCGAGCAGGCCACCGTTGACGGTGACGTCGGGGAGCGTGACCTTGACCGGTGTCGTCCCGAGGACGGCGCTGCCGTCGGAAACGGCGCCTGCGTTGATGAAAATGCCGAACCCTGCGCGATTGACGAGAGACGTTGCCATGGTTGCTCCTAGCCTTCAGGCTGCGTTGGTTGTTGGTCGGGCATCGTCGGCGACGTCTCGCCGGTGTCTGGTTCGCTGCCCTCAATCTGGTCGCTGATGATGTTTTCGAGCAGCACCAAGTCGACGAAATCCGACTTGCGGCCCTGCGCGATGGCCCGCGACTTCGCCCGGGCGATGCTTTCACGTAGCGCCGGGATGCTGTAATCGTTGACGTTGATGTCGACGTCACCCGCTGCGAGGTAGGTGCGCACCGCGAGGTCCGCCGCCTGCTTTGCCACCGCGTTCGGGGCAGACTTCTGCGCCGTCGCGATGTCTTGCGCCCCGCCGACGCCGGCCTGGGCATTCTCGACGGCTTTCCCGACACGGACGTCGGTGCGGCGCTCCAACTCGCTGGCCGATTCTAGTCTGATGTTTTTGCCTTGCACATCGGCGCCGGTGAAGGTGAACACGTCGGCCGCATCCATGCGCGTAATCTCTGCCACCCGAGGGGCAGGGTAGAAAAGCTGGATGATGGCAAGGCACAGGCGCCAAGCATCGAGCACCATGTCCTCGAGCGACTTCAACGCGTCGCTGTTCTTCTGCGCGTCCAGCTCGTAGTACGCCTCGATTGCTCGCCCGCTCAGCGTCGGGGCAGCGCCGCCGCTGGTCACCTCGTTGAGGCCGACGACGTCGAACATGAAAGCTTTTGCGTCGTCGCGCAGCTTGTACAGGTCGAGGCCCACCGCGCCCAGTTCGACAGCGAATATCTTCGACCGCGCGTCGTCCATCTTGGGGTCGTAGTCGATGGTATTGGTGCGCGTGATGTCGATGGAATCCGCAAGGGGCTTCGGCATCGCAATCTGTGGGTTCGTCACCAGTCGCATCACCTTGATGGTGCGCGCGTGCGTCTCGTTCAGCAGCCGTTGAAGGTTGATGACGTCGGCAAGGGGAGTGATTCCGTAGGCGCTGTCTCGACGGAAGCGAATCTTCATCAGCGACAGGGGAAGCAACGACTCCTTGCGGTCGCCCTCGGTGTTGACGATGAGCGGGTACGCCTTGCGGACCACGATGACGGTGCCGATGATGACGGCGAAGACGCCCTCGGGGAACTTCCTCGAAGGCCGCACCCAGTACTCGTACCCGACGATTCCACAGACCGTCTCGCCGGCCGCGTTGACGTATTCGGTCTCCTCGGGGGGAAGGCCAGCAATCCCGCCAGCTTCCCACATCGCCGCGACTTCATCGGCACCGTAGTGATTCTCGAAAATGACCCACTTGGCGTCGTGCCAATCCTCTACGGGGTCGATCCAATAATCGTGGATGGTGAGACGGGCCCAACGAACCTCGCCGCGAACCTCATCAGGCCATACTTTGACGCCTGCAGTGCCGTCTTGAAAAGCGTACTGCACGGCCTGGTGAATCTTGCTCGCCGTCTTCTGTTCCTGCGCGATGTAGTCGATGACGCGGTTGGTGATTTCCGTGTTGTAAATGTCCTCGGGGTCGTCGGGTGTCGACGCCGTCGCGAGGGCGCTGCGGCGGTCTTTGTTGAGCAACGACGAGAACGTCGTCATCAGCCCTTGGCAGACGTTGATATGCGAACGGGGCACGTTCTCGTCGTCGAACCATGCGTCTTTCATGACCTGTCGACGCTGCCCGCTGTAGACGCCCCATTGACGCCCGCCGACGAACATCTCGCACAGCTCGCCCAGCTGCCGATAGGGGAGCGCGATGCGTTCCCCTTGGCGCTTGTGCTTGTTGAAATCTTCGAGAATCGACGACGTCAGCGGGAGGTCGGCCATCTCAGTCCTCGCTCATCAGCGCGTTCAGCGCATCCTGTCGCAGCTTGTAGCGCGCGAGCTTCTTTTGCCGCTCCATCTCACCCTCGTCGAGGGTGTCATCGGCGCTTTGCAGCTCGTCTTCAGACAACGCATCGGCAGCCATGCCGCCGAGAGCGCCGCCGATGGATGACCCAAGGCCGAGCGTTGCCGCACCGAGAGCAGGCCCGCCGAGAAATCCGAGAGCACCAAGACCAGCCCCGGCGAGGCTCCCGATGGTCCCGCCGATGGCTCGATTGCCGGCTCCACCTTCGGCCTGCACCTGCGCAGCACGTTTCTCGGCTGCCGTCAACACCAAATCCTCGGGGGTCAATCGTCGCGCCATGTGGCCTCCTGATGCGGCATCGTTGCACATAACTGAGTACAGTGCTAGCTATGTAACATGTCTACCACCTCTGCCGCATCGACGGCTGATTCGGGCGCATCTTCGGTCTCGCCCACCGACACAGCGGACACCAGTGCCACTCAGGCCCCGGCGTCCACGCAGTCTCGCATGATGGCCCACATCGCCGCCAAGCGCGCCGCTGCAACCGCTGCAACCCCCCAGGCCCCGGGCTCACCCGCCGGCCAGCCTGCTTCCTCGGGTGATTCACCGGAATCGTCACCGGGTAATGATGCAGCCGACAGCCCCGAGGGTGTCGACGCACCAGACGAACGCGAAAAGGCCGACGTTGTGCCCATGGCAGCGTTCAAGGCTCGTATCGGGAAACTCAGCGACAACGTGAAAGCGGCGCGAGAGGAATCGGCTCGGCTCGTTCACGAGAATCAGCGGTACAGCACAGCTGCGCAGCTCCTGCAGGAGGAAAACGAACGCCTCCGTCAGCAGCTGCGTGAAGGTGTGCAGTACGACGCTCGTGACGAGGAGCTTGCTGACGTCAGGTTGTCGCAGAGAGCGAAGGAGCGCGCCGACGCCCTCGCCCAAGAGCACGAAGCGAAACTGCGCGAGATGCAGCAGAACTTTGTGATGGAAGCCGAGCGCGAGCAAATCAAGGCGCGACTCTCGACGCAAATCGAGAGCGCGTTGGCCACGCATCGCCTTGCCAATCGCGCCGACGTCATCGCCGCCATGAAAGCGCGCCATGACCTCAGTGCCAGCGAGGCCGCGCGCTTGATTCATGAGCGGGAGGTCAAGCGGCTTGAGGCACTTGGCTACGCCCCTCGCCAGTCCGCCCCCGTCGCCAGCAACGCCCCCGTCGGGGCAAGGGCGCCCGGGGGAGCATCCGGCGGGACTGGTCGGTTTGCAAACAACGCCAGGGGAATGCTCGATTTCCTTGACGCTCGCCGTCAATCCTGACGACGAGAAACCACTTCTCTGAGGTTCTCAAATGGCTCTCGCAAACGTCACAATCAACAGCATCAGCGGCATCATTGCCGAGTTCGGCCCCGAGCGTTTCGTCAACACGATCAACAACATGTCCCCGCTCATCGGCAGCGGTGTCCTTGAGAAGGTCGAACAGGACGGCGAGGAACTCACCGTCACCGCCGACGTCGGTGAGTCGCCCGCGACCACCTACGCCCTGGATTTCGACAATCGGCCCAACGGCCAAACCACCACCCCCGTCAAGGCCCGCTTTGTGCCCACCATGGTCACCACGCGCGTCTCGCTGGGCAAGCAGGCCGCGCTTGGCAAGCTCGCCGACAAGGAGTTGACCAAACTGCTTGACGCCAAACTTGACGCCTCGGCAAAGAGCGTTGCTCGTCACATCGGCCGTGGTCTGTACGCCGGCGCCGTCGTCCCCCAGGCCGTCGCCACCTGGTCCGGCACCGCTGCCGATTCCACGGTAACCATCTCGTTCCTCGACGTGTCGTTGTTTATTCCCGGCGCGTCGTACAATTTCGTTGATACGTCGTTGACCTTCTCTTACACCGTCCGGTGCCAGAGCAAGGTCGCTGCCGTCGTCGGAGCAAATTCAGCGAACGTAGCCGGTACGGTCACGTTCATCAATGACGTCATCAACCCCGCAACCGGTGCTGTCGTGGCCCTCGGCGCCACCGCCGTTGCAACCGACGACATCCTCGCCCTGCGCGGAACTTTCCCCGGTTTCGGTGGCAGCGCCACGGCCATTGCGGGCAAGCGGCTGAACTCATTCGACGACATCGCCGGCAGCGGCGCATCGTCGACGTTTGGCGGCATCGCTCCCGCCAACCTGCCCGGCTGGGTTGGGCAAACCATCGCCCTCGGCGCGGCTTACTCCCACGAGGCTGCGCTGCAGTTCGATGCCCGAATCACGCAGTACAGCGGTGAGCAGTTCACCGATGCGCTGATGTCGCCACAGGTCGCCGCCGCGCACCGCATCCAGGCCGGTGCGATGGGTGCTGTTTTCGGTATGTCGATCCAGCCGACGGCGCAGCGCCCGCAGCCCCTTGGCGCGCGTGCTGACAAGTACGGCGACGTGCGCAGCTCGGGCCTCGACCTTGCCGGTCGTCCGGTGTTGATTGACCCGAACTGCCCGCAGACAATCGTGGTGTTCCACAACCGTGACCATGCGAAGCTCGGATGCTGGTCCGAGATGGCCCCCGAGGAGCTGACCGAGCTGGGTGGCGTGGTCGTCACCAACCGCACCACGCTGAGCATGGATGCCGACTTCACCGGCTCCTATCAGCTGTACTGCGCCAAGCGCGGCGCCATCGGCGTGATGACCGGCCTCACCGGTCTCTGAGCAACCGCCCCGGCCCCGTTGACGACGACGGGGCCGGGTTCTCTAATGGAAAACCATGAATCAGCCTACAACTTCCAATGGCGTGATCGTGCCTCTTTGGCTGGTCTCCATTGTCGGTGCCATCGCCGTCGCCAGCTCCCTCGTCATCGCGCAATCCATCACCAGCGTTCGTGACACGACGCTCGTGTTGAACGAAAAGGTGCAAGTCCTCGAAGCTGCGAGCGCCGAGCGGTCGCAGATTCTTACGCAGCTGGGCAGCATCTGCGCCAAACTCGACGCCCTGCGCGCCGACGTGAACCGCCTCGACGAGGCAAACACTCGCAACCGTCCACGCTGAGAGGCCCACCATGCCCGCCGCCGTCCTTGCCATGATTCCCGTCATCCTCGCCGCCCTGGTCACCGCCTGCGGATTGGCGCTCATCGCTGGCCCCCTGGTTATCCCGCTGTGGGCCGCACACATGGACGAGGCCCGACGTCGACAAATCGTCGCCGCCGTCAAAGGCGCGAACGACGCCCTGGGGCCATTCATACGCGCGACACCCACCGACATCGACGACCGCATCCTCGACGTGAGTGATATGGTCGTTCGCGAGCTGGGCGCCATTGGGGTCAAAAACGCGGTGAAGGTCAAGGCCATCAGCAAGGCCGTCGTCACCAAGTCGGCCCCGTCGCTCACCGTCGTCGTCGAGGCCAAGTGATGGACCTCGCCGCCATGAACGAGGACCCCGACCTTCACCACACGCCGTTCGGCCGCGTGCTCGTCTCGCGTGCTCACGGTGGTGGGGTCCCGATGTGCTCGATTGAGCACGCCGCCAGCAGCATGCCGATTGTCGTTGGCCTCCTCCGCGACGGCGCCGGCGTCTTCGACGGATTGCATGGCAAACGCCAGTGGGAAGCATGGCACGTCCTCGACAAGGCCGAGCGTCATCGCATCCGCGAGGAGATGCAGCAGGAGCTTTCCCTTGAAGACCACCGCGCCGACTTTCGCCGCGAAATCAACAAGAGTCTCGCCCGCGTCGTCGATGGCCGTGACCTGCTCGCCGCTGCGATGGCCCTGCCAAAACACCGAGGCCGCCGATGACAGTCACACTCGCCCAGGCCATCGTTCGCGTTCGATTTCTTCTCGACGACAAGGACAACAACCCGCTGATTTCTGATGCCGAAATCACGACGGCGTTGCAGGTCGCGCAGGAGGAGGTTTGGCAGAGCGTCGTCGACAGTGGCGCAAACATCTACTACCAGTCGGCCGACGTTTCGTCCTCGTCGGCCGGTGTTATCTCGCTCGCGTCCATCACCCCGTTGAAAATCGCGAACGTCGCCCTGGTCGTCGGCAATGGCGTCCTGCAGGTTCCGCCCTGCCGCGTGTTTGATGGGTTCGCAAACGTCACATCGGTACAGCCCTGCCGCGTGCAGTACGTCCCGCGCGCGGCGTTCCCGGCGCTGTCGTCGGACCCGTTCATCTGGTCGCAAGCGTCCATCTCGTTGACGACGCTGGACCAGCTCCTGTGCCACACCGCCGCGTCGATGTGCTGGGTCAAAACCGGCGAGCCCCCGTTGTCGTCGATGGAGAAGCGCCGCGCCGAGCTGCAGGCTTCCTGCACTTCGACCATCAACCTGCCGGGCTGGTCGGCGACGCCGCTGACCCTCGGGGTCGTGCGCGACTCTGGCATTTTTTGGCGTCGTTCGGCCCATGACCAAATCCAACTTGTGAACGGGTGACTCATGTCTCGCGCATCTCGAACCGCTGAAATCCTCGCCGCCGCTGGCCTCGTTCCCCTGCAACTCGAACAGGAGCGCATCCGCGCCGGCCGCGACGCTGCACGGTCGACGGCGCTTGCCTCGCTTCTGCCCGCCCTGATTGACACTGGCGCCGGCATCGCAGGCAGGGTCGCCCAGGCCGACCTCGCCGAGCGCAAGTTCAACGCCGACGTCGAAGCCCGCAAGGCCCGCGACGCTGGGCTCGTCGAGTCTCGTAACGCCCGCACCGCCGCCGAGGCTGCCCGCACCGCTGCCGAGATGGCGAAGGTCAACGCGAAGGCCGAGGCCGACAGGTCGAAGGCCGCCGTGGAGGCCCGCTCAACAAACATCGCCGGCGCGGCATCGGACACCGAGAGCCTCATCTCTCGCCCTGGTGGTGTCTCGCAGGCAGAGCTCGAGCGTGTCGCCGTTGCCCGGGGTCTGCCGGCATCCGACTGGCGCACGGTCCTGATGGCCCGCGATACCGCCGTCGATGAGACCGCCGCTCTCGCCGCCAAGGCCCGACAGGGTGAGGCCGCCGCCAAGCTCGCCGAACGCAAGGCCGCGGCCCCGCTCGGTGGTGGTGCAAAGCAGCCGAGCCACGATGCTGCGATGCGGTCCGAGAAGCTGCGTCTCGAAGTCGCACGCCTGCGCAACGATGCCGCCGGTGGACCCGGGTCTTCTCGCGACAACGCCGCTACAGCGGTTGGTGAGAAGCGACGTCAACAAGTCCTCGAGGTGGAAAACTTCACCAGCAACATCGACCGCAACATCGACGCCATCAAGGAGCAAATCGACAAAACCGGCACCTTTGAACTCACCGGCCCCGAGGGGGCTGTCATGGACCGCCGCCTCACTGAAATCGCGACTGACCTCGCCAAGCTCGCCGACCCCGGCAGCGTCGCACGAAGCGATGAGGTCAAGCTGATGAGGCAGGGCCTCGTTGATAGCGGATTCCTCGGTCTCGCTACTCGCAACGAGACCGCGAAGGCTGTCCTCGATGCGCTGAAGGGTGATGTCAAGCAGCGCCGATCCGCCGCGTACCTCTCGCGCGGGTTGGACCTACCCGACGGTGCAGCCCCCGCCGCCGCAGTGCCCGTCGCCACCAAGCCTGTCAGCGAAATGACTGACGAAGAGTTCGCCGCATATGAAGCTGCAGTCAAAGCGAGGAAAAAATGAACCCTGACGACGAGCTTGCGCTTATTGAAATCGAAAAAGAGCGACGCCGTCGGGCAAAGCTCGCCGCAGCCGTACCCACCGCCGCCGTCTCTGACGCAGGCAAGGAAGGCCGCGACGAGGAGCTGCGGCGTCGCATCGAGGCCCGCCCGTTCTACGAGCAGAGCTTCGCCACAGGTGCCAAGCAAGGCGTCACCGCTTCGTTCGGCGACGAACTGGCCGGCGCTGCCGGCGCCCTGGGCAACGTCTACGGGCGAGCCCGCGACGCTCTCACCGGGTTCGAGCCCGTCGAGTCCGACGGGTTCATGGAATCCGCGCGCCGCGCCTACCGCGAGGCCCGCGACGAGGAGCGCAAGCGTCTCGATGAGTCCCGCGCCGCCGAGCCGCTGAAAACCGGAGCCGGGCAGGTCCTCTCCTCGTTGCTCCTGCCCGCTGGGGCCGCAGGAAAAGTCAAAGACCTCGGGAAGGCCGTGCTCACCGGCATCGGTGTCGGTGGACTGCAGGGCGTCGTGACCGGCGCAGGTGAATCCAAGACCCTCGAACCGCAGGAGCTCGTCGGCGAGATGACGAAGACGGGGCTCATGAGTGCGCTCACGGGTGGCGCTGCCCCCGCTGCCGTCCAAATGGCCCGCAGCGCCGCCCCCGCCGTCGCGTCGCTGTTCTCGAAGCCTTTCACCGAGATGGGCAAGGGCGCCGACATCGCCCGCCTTGCGACGACGAAAGGCGCAACCGGCGCGAACATCGAGGGCCTGAAAATCGCCCGTCTCGTCGAAGGGAAGGTGTCAGGCACCCCGCACGTAAAAGGTGGGGTTCCCGAGGCGACTCGCATCATGCGTGAATATGGAATGGCCCCAAAAGCATCGACGACGACGGCGTTGAACGAGGCCGCAACCAAGACCCGCGAAACCATCAACGAGGCAAAGTCGCTGCTCCTCGAACAGGCCGACGCCGCCGGTGCCTCCGTCTCGTCGCAGCAACTCGCCGCCCGAGTCCGCCAGCGAGCGCAGACCCTGCTCGCGGATTCCGACGAGTACCGCCCCGTCGTCGAGACGATGCTTGCCCAGGCCGACGAGCTAGACGCGAGCGACGTCGTCTATACCCTCGGACAGGTGCAGCGAAAGGCGAACGTGGCCGGGAAGGTCGCCGGCAAATGGGGGGACAGCCCCGCGCAGGTGCTGGCCAAACAGGAGTACATCCGCTCGTTGCGCGACACCGCCGACGACGCCGTCGAGTCCGCCCTCGTCGGTGTGCCGCCGTCAGAGGTGTCGACGATGGTCGCTCGCCTTCGAGGAAGCCCGGGCCCGAAAGGCGCGAAAGACCTCTATCAGGAGTTGCGCAAGGCCGAGCAGGTCGCCCGCCTCGTCGAGGACCAGACCGCCGAGAGTCTGGGCCGCGCCGCCGGTGGCCGCTTGGTCGGACTCCGCGAGGCCGAGGCGGCGACGGCAGGCGAGGCTATGGCCGGACCCGTCGGTGGTGCCGCCGCCGTCGCTGCTTTCAAGGCCGGGTCCGCTCGCGGCTCGCAAATGCGAGCGACGGGGAAGGAGGCCGCCGCCGCCCTCGGGGAGCGCTTGGGCAACCTCTCCCGCGCCGCCGAGGCCCCGGCGAGCGCTGCGTCAGCTCGCGCCGCCGGCGCCATCACCTCGGCCGTTCGAGGGGCTGGCGAGGCCAAATACCGCGCGCCGATGTCTCCCGATGACGTCGCCCTCGCCGATGATTTGCGGCGCCGAGGCATGTCCGAGGACGAGATTGCCAGCATCCTCGGATTGAATCAGCGCAGCGCAGCCCTCGACGAACTGCGTTGACGTCGACGACGCAGGGTCATAATCTCGGGTGACGGGCCGTCGTGGGTCTGGGTTTTGTGTGTTCGGCAGGCGCCACCTTTCGCGGGGTGGCGTTTGTTTTTTGTGCGCGCGGTCACAACGCAGCCTGCACAATGTCGCACCCGATGCACGCAAAACGGCTTTGCAAAGCCCCAGAAAAAAAACATCACCACCATGCTTGACAGCATGTCGCAGCTGCGACATAGTGGGCTCACGGCGCACGACACACACCGCCGTAACAGGAGCCACGACCATGACCAGCATCATCATCAGCACCATCCGCCCCACCACCACTGGCGTCCGCAGCGCACTTGACGTCACTGTTACCGTCAACGGCATCGAGGGTGAGGCCACCGTCGCTCCCGACGGAATCAACGGTGGCTACGCCGTCTACGGCGACGACGTAACTATGTGGCTCTCCGGCAACCTGTGCCGCCTGCCGCGTGACGTCATCGCCGAAATCGCCGCCGAGGTCTGCGCTGCCGCCGAGCAGGCGCTTTTCCCACCCACAACCTGACCAGCATTCCCCGGTGAGCCCGGGGTTTTGGCGTGCCGGACCACGACACACCGCCGGCGAGGAAAACACATGGACCTGCCCGACTTTGACGTTTTGCTCCCCGACCCCGCGCGCGGTCGACACCTCGACGAGGACAACAGCGCCCTCGATGCCGTCCTCGATGGCATGACCCTCAGCGAGCTCGTCGACTGGATCCGCGACAACCGCGTCGCCCGCGAGGCCTTCGAGGCCGACTTCGCCGATGCCATCGCCGACTACTTGGCGGATGTGTGACTACCGTGACGCGCCATGGGCGCGCGGGCTGGGTCGTCGCTGTCGACGGTGTCCCCGTCGTCGTCGGTGTGTCTGCTGCCGGGGCCCTTGCGGCGTTCAGTGTGCTGCGAGGGGGTGGCCGATGATTTACGCCATCGAGAGCACGCAGGGCCTCGTCCGCATCGCCGCAGGGTGGCCCTCGGTGGCGAGCTCGGGCTGGGATGCGAGCACCTGGAAGACCAACCCCGGCGCCCAGCGCGCGCTGAGCGGGGCTGTGCGCGTCGCTGCGCGCGCAGTCGACGAGACGCAGGGGAGCGTCGCCCGCACCGCCCTAGACCTGATCACCGGCGCTTGCGTCGTGGTGTGCGATGACGACGCTCACGCCCGACACGCCGCTACGCTCGCGCTGCGGGGCCGAGTCGACGCCCGCCGCCGCACCCTGATCGCTGGCCTCGCCGCCGTCGTCGACGCTGCCCTGCTCGTCGGGCCCGGGGCAACCATCGACGGCACGGCGTGGACGCCTGAGATGTGCCTCGCGCGCATCGAGCGAGAGGTGCTGCACGTCATCGACCAGTGCGACCTCGACGCCGAGGTCGGTGCGGGATGGGCCGACGAGGGCATGCTCCGCGCCTGGGTGGCGGACCGGCAGCGCCGGCACCGCGAGCGATAGATTCAAGGTTTCCCGTTGATTTCGACGCAGCGGGAGAATGGTTGCCCTGCAGCATTCCGCTGCAGGGACAACAACCGAATCGGGGGGCGCTTGGATTCGCCGCCCGACGACGAGCAAGGCGCACCGACACGGTGGCTCGTCCTGATGAGGACGCCTGAAGGAGCACGCATGGCCAAGAAAAAACCGAAACGAAACACGACGCTGGCGCAGGCCTCGATAATGATGGGCGTCGACCGAAAAACCATCGCCCGCTGGTGTCGCTCTGGCGCGCCACACGACCAGGTCGCATGCCCGACGACGCCCGCCGGGTTCATGTTCTACTGCAACGTCGCTGAGATGCGCTTATGGCGTGCGTCGAAGCCCGAGGGGAACCGAACCGCATTTATCAACTACGGCGCCGTCGACGGTGACGCATGAGCAGCCTCAACCGCAAAGGCGCCCACGATGCGCTGGTGCGCGGGACGTTCCTCGACCGCCTGGAGTTCGAGCAGCTCGCCCACGACCTCGTCGATGACCTCTGCAACGTGACCGACGTCATCGCCAAACAATGCGCCGCGCAGACTCACGCTTACATCAACCGCCCCCGCCCATCGACGTCGCCACCGCCGTCGAACGAAACCGAGAAGGAAACCCTGCAAGCCCGCCGCGTCGCCGCCCTCGAATCCATCGCCCTCGCCCTCACGACTCTTGCGAAAAAGGACACCTGAACATGCACACATCAACCGAGACCATCACCCCGACCACCGCCGCCGCCTACCTCGAACGCAACACAGCGAACCGCACCCTGAAATCCAAACACGTCGAAGCCCTGGCCGAGTCCATGATTGCAGGCCACTGGCAATGCACTCACGAGGGGATTGCGTTTGCCAAGGACGGCAGTCTCATTGACGGGCAGCACCGACTCTCCGCCGTCATCAAAAGCGGTGTGAGCATCACGTCGCTGGTGTTTCGCGACTGCGAGGCCGGCACCTTCCACGTCATCGGTGACGCAAGCCGACGCACCGCCGCCGACGTGCTACACCTGGCCGGTGAGCTGAACACGAACAAGCTTGCCGCCGCCGCAAACTTCGCAGTCGTCGGATACGCCGCCCGCCATGCGTCAAAGACTGAGGTCGCCATGTTTGTGGCCGGAAAGCATGGCGCATTGCTGCGTCAAATGGTCCTCGGCGACGTCATACCGAGCGCAGTTATCGGCGCCCTGTCTCGTGCAGTCCGCGCCGCCGTCATCAACGAGGCCGCTGCCTTGAAGTTCTGCGACGAATACCGCCGTGGCTCATGGGACGGCCCAGACTCGGCGACGTGCATCCTGCGGTTGTCCAATGACCGCAACAGCCGCCGGGGACGAGCGCAGTACCCCTATGCCGTTCGCGCCATCATGCTGTTCGCCACCGGCCAAAATGTTGTCCGCCTCTACGCCGCTACCGAAGACTTCAAGGTGCTGTCATGAAATCAAAGAAGGGGACGACGTCAGCTGTCAAAACGACATACCAGCGAAACGGCAGAGGGGCAGGAACGACGCCGTCAAACCTTCTCGATGCAATCAACGCTCTGCCAAAACCAACAAAGAAAGAAACACCATGACCATCACCATTCACGCCGACCTCGCCCAGGGCACGCAGGAATGGCTGCAGGCTCGATGCGGTCTGCTCACCGCGAGCCAGATGAAGCTCGTTCTCACCCCTGGGCGGTTGAAGCCCGCCGACAACGACAAGTCCCGCGCTCACCTGTACGAGCTGCTCGCCCAGCGTGTCACGCAGTACGTCGAACCTGCGTTCGTCAGCGACGACATGTTGCGAGGGCAGACCGACGAGGGTGAGGCCCTCGACATTTACGAGGAAAACTACGCGCCCATCGAGCGCGTCGGGCTCATCACCAACGACCGCTGGGGTTTCCCTATCGGCTACAGCCCCGACGCCCTTGTCGGGGTCGACGGGCTCGTCGAGGTCAAATCGCGGCGAGGCAAATACCAGGTGCAGACGATTCTCTCGAACGCCATGCCCGACGACTACCTGCTGCAGGTGCAGACCGGCCTGCTCGTCAGCGAGCGCAGCTGGGTCGACTTCGTTTCGTTTTCCGCCGGTCTCCCGATGCTGACCCTGCGCATCTATCCAGACCCGGCCATTCATGTCGCCATCGTCGAGGCCGCTGCGGCGTTCCATGTCCGTCTCGACGAGGAGTATCAGCGCATCGTCGAGGCCATGAGCTCCCCCGATTTCCGCCTCATCCCCACCGAGCGAAAGGACGACGGCATCAATATCTGAGCAACGAGACAGCACACACCAACGACCACCAGGAGCACGCACCATGACCACCAGCAACAGCAACAGCATCGACGTCGGGGCCACCATCGCGCCTAAATCCGACCAGCTGAACGCCGACGACCTTATCGTCGGCCCTCGAACCATCACCCTCAACGCCGTCAAGGCCCGCGCCAGCACCGGGCAGGGAGACCAACCCATCGCGTTGTGCTTCGACGGCGACAACGGCAAGCCCTACCTCCCGTGTAAGTCCATGCGCCGCGTCCTTGTCCATTGCTGGGGCCGCGACGGCGCCGCCTACGTCGGGCGCTCCCTCACCCTGTACCGCGACGAGACCGTCGCGTTCGGCGGGGCCACGGTGGGAGGGATTCGTATCTCTCACATGAGCGACCTCGACCGCGCGGTGACGATGTCGCTCACCGCGAGCAAAGCCTCGCGAAAACCGTTCACCGTGAAGCCGCTGGTGGTCGCGACGGCCCCGGTGAAGCAGAAGAAAGAAGCCACCGCCGAGGAGAAACGAGCGAAGGCGCAGACGACGCTCGATACCATCCTCGACGACATCGCTGCCACCGAGGACGTCAACGCCTGCGCCGCCAAGCACGCCGATATGGTCGCGCGCATCGCCGCCGTCATCCCCGACGCCCCCGCCATTGTCGCCGCCGCCGTCGTCGGTGGCTGGAAAAAAGACTGACCGCTCGCCCGCATCGCGTGGCCCCGGCGACACGGGGCACCTTCAACACGGCCACCAGGAGCAACACACATGACCGAAGAACTTTTTCCCATTGCCACCCACGACGCCGACCGCGAGCGCATCCGAGCCCGCGCCCGCCTCGCCCGCGACGTCCTCGCCGACCTCGAGGAGGCCGCAATCAGCGCCGCGAGTCGGCACGGTCACCAGGTCGACGCACTCAAAACCGAGCTGGCCGAGGCCCATCGCCAGTTGGACGCCCGCCCTGCCGTCGACAGCATGACCGTCGGGCTCGATGACATCCGCGCCATCCTCGCCGAGGAGACACACACGACGGTGCAGGAGCTGCTCGTTGTCGAGGACGGGCAGGTGCAGGTGGTCGACAGCATCCACCAGCTGCTCGCGCACATCATCGCCGTCGCCACCG